TTTATCATCTATAAAAATATATTATAGAGTGAGAGATCGCGGGGCTTTTTTGTGTAAAAAATAAAAATTTTATAAATTTATAAAATACTTTTTTTTTGGAAAACACGATTTTAACCCCTCAATCTCTCACCCGAAAAATCATATTTATTTTTTATTTTATATATTTTATACATCACATTATACATCATAAAATAATATAAAATAAAATTATATAGTAAAAAACTATTTTCACATGGTGAGAGATCATTTAAATTATTAAAAATAACCTATCACCTTTAAAAATAAAAATAATAAAAATATCATATAGTTTAACATCATAAAAATATTATTTAAAATGTTTTTATAATTTTGCTTCGTGATGTAAAATAATCCCTCACCTAATATCTCACCTAACCTTCACTTAACCCTCCCGCCATAATATTATTTAAATAAGATAATTTTACTAAATTATTTTATTAAAAATTTATCTGTTTTCTAATGTATTTGTTATTACTCTATTATTAAAATTTATACATTTTTTTGATTGTTTATGCCTATCTATAATTTGTTTTAAGTTCAATACTATAGAACCACATACATCACATTTACAATATCCTTTATTACTTATTCTTTTTTTATAATAATCACTATTGTCTTCATATTCATATATTTTTACTGATCCGTCGCTTAGTATTTTCTTTGTGTATTGTTTCATATTAATATAATATATAAAATATTTTTTTAAATAATTTTTTATAAAACTTTATATATATTTTTTTTGGTGAGAGATCGGGGTGAGGGATCGGGTGAGAGATCTTTTTACATCACGAAGTAAAAATATAAATTAAAAAATAAAATCATTTTTATGATGTATTATTTGATGTAATATTTAGAAAATAAAAATAAAATGGTGAGAAATTATTTTATATATATTTTTTAATCTCTCACCATGTGAAAATAAATTTTAAATATATTTTTTATTTTATATTATTTTATGATGTATAATGTGATGTATAAAATATATAAAATAAAAATTAAATATGATTTTTCGGGTGAGAGATTGAGGGGTTAAAATCGTGTTTTCCAAAAAAAAAGTATTTTATAAATTTATAAAATTTTTATTTTTTACACAAAAAAGCCCCGCGATCTCTCACTCTATAATATATTTTTATAGATGATAAAATTGATGATAAAAAAATGAAATTAAACTAAAATTTATAAATCCATCGTGAGATGTTAAAACACGTAAAAATACAAAATAGCCCGCGATCCCTCACTCGATAATATAGTTTTATAGATGATAAAAATGATGTTAAAAAGTAAATTAAAACTAAAAAAATATAAATCCATCGTGAGAAGTTAAAACACGTAAAAAATACATAATAAAATGTTTAAAAATTTTAATAAAAAAAAGTCTAGTAATTTTTTTTCTTTAAATAATAATAGTTTTTAAATAATTTATTTAAAGAATAATTTCTATAGTATATTAATATATGAGCACAACTTTTCTAAATTTTATGGATAACTTCAGAGTAGCCGGAACAGACTCCCAAAATGTTTTAATTTGGGGTAATTTTAACGGATGTTTCAACATACCAAAATCTGAATATTCAAATTTCTTAAAAAAATACACTGATGAAATCCTCGCCGGGTCTGATCTTTGTGTTGCCGAAAAACAAAAAGATTTAACATACAATAATATTGTTGTTGATTTTGATATAAAAATAAAAGCATCAGAAAATAAAAGACTATACACAAAAAACCAAATAAAAAAGACAATTAAAATTTACATCGACACACTAGAAGAATTAAACATAGATATTGAAAAAATAGAAATTAATGCCTTTGAAAAATCTGAACCATCATTCAAAAACGACGAAATAAAAGACGGTTTCCATTTATATATTTCCGGTTTAAAATTCACAAAAGAAATGAGACAAAAAATTTATGATACAGTAAATGAAAAATTAACAAAAAAGAAAATATTTGAAGACTATAATATTAGTGAAATAAATGATAAATCAGTTATATCAACAAACGGCTGGCTCCTATACGGATCAAAAAAACCACAACCAACAGATAAAAAATATAAACTAACTTTAATATATAGCGGCAAAGAATCAGATTATATTGATAATAATTTAACGACAGCAGAAAAAATAAAAAAGTTTTCTTTTAGTAATAATGATGAAGTATTTGACGAATCAGACAGCGATACAGACAGCGATACAGACAGCGACACAGACAGCGATACAGACAGCGAAAAAGAAGAAGAAGAAATAAAAGAACTTAATAAAAAAATATCAAAATTAGAAACAGACGATGAAATAATAGAATATTTAGTAGATTGTTTATCAGAAGACCGGGCCAAAAATTACGATGATTGGATTAAAGTGGGGATTCTTTTAAAATCTCTTAATATTGATTACAAAATATTTGATAAATTTTCTAAAAAAAATATGAAAAATTATAATGAAGCTGGTAATAAAAAAATATGGAAACAAATAAAAGATAACAATACAGGAAATAAAATGACAGTAGCTACATTATATTATTGGGCGAAAAAAGATAACGAAAAAGAATTTAATAAAATAATAAAAATGTCTAAACCACTAACTGAAAAACAAATAAAAAATAACGAAAAAATAGCAAAACAGAGTGAAATAGACACAGAATTAAATGAATGGTATACAGAACAAAAAAAAGAAATAGAAAAAACATTTTTTAAGTTAGTCCATCCTACATGTATAGCAATGGTTAACGAAGACGGAATATTTTATAAAACAGAAAGCGAAGCCAAACTTATAATGTCAAATATTAATTACCAAATAGGCAACAAAACAATAAAATTTTTCGACAAATGGAATACCGACAAAAAACAACTAAAATACGACAAAATTATTTTTGAACCAACCCCCGGATTTGAGAAAGAAAAAGTATATAATACATTTAAGGGCTTTGAATTAGATACACAAACAGAAAAAATTAAAACACCGGTTAAAATAATTGATAAATTAGTTGATTCAATTTTTGGAGAACACTCGAAATATTTCTATTCATGGCTGAACCACATTATAACAAAACCACATATTAAAACAAATCACGCCATAGTTTTATATTCTAGAACTCACGGTGTTGGGAAAAATAGTATATGTGATCTTATAGAGGCTTTATTAGGAGAAAAATATTGTTCAAAATTTAAAACAATTGAGGATTTAGTAAAACAATTTAACGTCCATCACGCTAATAAATTCTTTATTTTTGGTGATGAAATTAAACCACGAGCCCGCGACCTGGCTAGTGATTTGAAGAATGCCATCACGGAAACCAAAAAGAATATAGAAAAAAAAGGCGTAGATGTCGAACTGGTTAAAGATTGTGCCAATTACATATTTACCACCAACGAGGAAATTGCGTTCTCAATTGAAGAAGAGGACAGGCGATTTTTCTGTGTAGAAATTGACGAAAAAAAATTAACAACAAATGATTTTAAGGAATATAGAAAAATTCTTAGTGATAAAAATGAAATGTCAAAAATGTTTTCTTTTATTAAAAATTACGAAAACCCGATAGAAATTATTGGACAGAATCCACCAATGACAGCATATAAGTCTAGATTAATAGCATTTTCTCTGGATGCTATTACATCATTTTTCTATAAAAAAATAGATTCATATAGTGCCGATGAAGAAAGTAATCAAACCACCAGAACCATCCAAAGCATAACATTATATGATATGGTAGTTAGATATGCTAAAGAATCAAAACTCCAGTCTAATTTTACAATAAAAAATTTTGGTATCAAACTAAAAAAATTAATGGATGTATCAGAAGGTAGAATATATAAAAAACATACCAAAAATGGCGAAGTTTACTGTTTCCCTACAGACAAAGAAATTTTAAAAATTCTTAAAAATTATAACAAAGAAATATATCTAGCCTTAGGGCGTGATAAATTAGAAGAAGGTTTCGATGTATAAAATAATAAAATTAAATTAAATAAACTTTAATTTTAATTATTTGATTCTTTCAATTTTTTCAATATTAACAATTTTATTTTCAGTTAAGCAAATCATAGGGTTATTTCTAATAATTGTAGCCCATCTGGATTTTAATCTTTTAATATAATTAATTTGGTATGATGTTAGACCTATGTAATTTTCAACTAAATATTTAATAGATCTAGGCGATACATGATGCGGGAAATAAGTAATACTATGGGCTTCAGTAAGCATCACCTTACTATACCGGCCATTAGTGAGCATGTGCATGGTAATTATAACTGATATATTTAGATGCCTTCCTTCCTGTAAAATTCTATCTAATAGATCGAATAATTCTTCTCTAAGTGTTTTATCTTTGATGGTATCAATATCATCAAAAATACATAAAGAATTTTCTAATTCTTCCATATTAATTGGATTATGTATAAAATTTTCTTCATTGATGGAAACCCGCCCAATTTTAGGTATTTTATCAAAAACCTCATCAGAATCAACATTTGAAAACAAATAAACGCTGTTATTTTTAAAAATATTAATGTATTCTTTAACTAAATTAGAAGCGTAATGAGATTTACCAGACCCTGATCTACCTAATATAAGATTTATGGATCTAAACCCTTCCGGTCCTATTGGTAATTGTTGAAAAGTATAGTTGTAATTGGGTGTATCTTCTGAGTCAAATGTTTTAATATCAATATCATTATTAAATGGTGTTTGATAATATTTTTTTATAGCCTTCCCATCTTTATTTTTCATAACTGCTATTAATTGTCCTATACCATATGAATTAAGAGCTTTATCTTCTTCTTTTTTAATATATTCAATATTTTTATTTTTTTTTGGCATTTTATATATAGTATTAGATAATTTTTTTTATGATTTTTCTAGTGGATCTATCTAATTTTTTGTCCAAATAGTTAATAATAGGTTTTAATTTTTTAATCGTCTTCATTGTTTTAATTTTGTCTAATTTGTTAAATAATGTTTTTTTAATATTATATTCGTAAATTTTCCCTAATAAATTTTTTTGTATTTGTATATGTGAAATAATAGAATCGCTTTTAATTTTATGCTTTTCTGATAATTCAATTAGTAAATTTAATTTATTTCTGACTAAATAAATTTTACCTAGATCACTGTTAAATACATCCACTAACTTATCTATTTTCTTTTTATTTTTATTATAAACCGCGATAGAAAACCATCTTTTAAGTGCTTTAAATGAATTACCATTCTTATAATACTCTTCAGCTTCATTTTTCAATGATTCTAAAATTTCCGCGTCATTTGTTAATTTAGGTTGTATTTTCCTTAATTCATATATATTTGAAAATTCATTAAATTCACCATCTTCAAAACTAACTAAATCCATTTTAACCATTGTTTTATCATCTAAACAATCATATAATTTGATATTATTTTTATTAATTCCATTAATACCTTCCTCTAATGACCACCTTATTTTATTGCCGTTTTTATCCAAACCACATTTAAAGTCCATGAGAAAATAATTAGGATTCTTTTTGATTTCTTTAAAAATATTTTGAAATGATTTAACAGTGTTATTTTTTGCTTCTTCTAATGTTTTACCCATTGGTTTAACTACTTCATATAAATCATAATCATATCCAAAATTTAATGATTTATAGGAATTAGATCCTGATAATTCAATATCATCTCCAATTTCCAATAATTCAAAAACATCACTAATATTTTGATTAAAATGTTTTCTTTTTGATAACATATATATATATCTAGAAATAAGTTTTTTATATCCTGAGTTTTAAGTTTGTTTAAGTTTTGAGTTTTTTAAAAAATCAGTATTTTTATTATATTTTCATAATTTTCATAAATTTATGGTTTTTGGTTAAAAAATAAAAACTCTCGTGTTGTTCGAATTTTATAAAAAATTATAAATAAGTTTTAATTTCATATAGTTCAGATAGAATTTTATCTTTTTGTTTTTTAAGTAATTCTAGCTCTTTTTTAACCGCTTCAAATTCCTTTTTTTGTTCATCAAATTCTTTTTTATAATTTTGAATTTCACCAACCAATAAATTAATCTTATCAGAAAAGTCATTATATTGTATATTAGGGTTGTTGTTATTGTTTCCATATTTTAATAAATTTCTTCTAAATAACTCATCTGGATCTAATTTTATGACTAATACAGAAATATTATATTCGTTGATGGCGTCAATAACCTTATTTTTAACACCATCTTTGAAAGTAATTATTGAATTTTCAATATATACATTATACCATTTGTTAATAACTTTAACAGTATATATCCAGTCTTCAATAAAATCATCAACAATTTTAATATTATCATTTTCTATAATAATATTTATATTACGTTCCATTATATAACAATATAAATTAATTTTATTAAAATACTATTTTATCTAAATTAACTCCTCCCAATATATTCAATTATAACCTCCCATCCATTGGTTGATTGTGGGCTTCCTTCAACGCCAGTTGTAATTGTTCTCGGAACCGTTGTGCTATCATCAACTATAGTAATATAGTCATTACTCGTGAGAAATTTGAAATAACGAGTAAATGAAATACTTCTATTCCCGCTATTATTAACAGGGACCCACATTTTAGGCATTCCATATCTCGCCACATTGTTAGGTGAAGCATTCCAATATAATGTATTAACATTCCAATTGATAACACCGTCGGGCATATTCATATTGACAGTTATCTTAAATATACTATCTATAAATCTCGGCCTCCAACAATATATAGATCTAGTTCCTCCAAAAGCATTAGGAACTAAATCTAAATAGCAATATTGAGATGTAAAATTAGTTCCAATAACTTCGGCATACCATCCAGTATTTGGGGTGCTCGCTCCATCAACATCAACAGCAATAGGTGCCCCAGTATCTGGGGTAGTCCAATATATAGGTGTTGTGCTATATGTATATGATTGATTCCAACTACTAAACCATCTACCAACTGCTGCCTGTTGGATTTTTTCAACAAATTCTTTATTTACGGCCAGTGCTTTATTAGTTGTGTTATCAATAACAGCAGTAGGTGTTGATAAATTAATTATAGGTTGGCTATTAGCATTTCCTGATGTTCCAGAAGCTAGAGTAAAAGCGGTAGCGGTTCCCCCAGCATTGGCTAGAACCCATTGTCTATTTGCTACATCTGTAGCATTAACAGGGTCAGCTACATTTTCAATTCTTCCAGCATTACAATTCATAACAACACCACCAGTAGCATTTGTTCCATTTAATAATATATGAGGAATAGATGTTCCGTGAGGTGTTGCGTTTCTCGTTAATTCTAATACTCCCGATGGAATACCAGTATAAATATCCTGTTGTCCTATTCTTACTCTTCTCGTAGATGTATCACCATATACATTCATTGATGTTTCACCAGTTGATCCAGAAGTAAAACCAAATCTAAAATTAGTGCCTGCTGTAGCATTATTTCCCTGAAAAAGAATACCATTATTACTTCCAGATGCTACCGTCATCCTGATTCTAGGTGTTGTTAATGCCGTTGCTGTTCCTCTAGATGGTTCCAGAGTTATATCACTTCTTCCTGATATTTCAGTATTTGTTGAAGATAAAAATATTTGAGATGTTCCCACTGTAGAATCTGAAACAGATGTGGATATTCCTGTATTTGATTGTGCTATTTGTGTTGTTGTAGTTCCAGAACCACCATTGCTTACAAATTTATGAGTTAAAGCAGAGGTAGAAACACCTATACCAATATTACCATCGCTATCACATCGAAATAATGAGGTGTCTCCCGCTTCGTCCTGAATCCTCAGACAATCCCCAACACCCTGATTTAGAATACTTAACGCTATGCCCGTTGAAGCACCCACAGCATCTGTATTTCTTATTTGAACATTATCACCATTACCTGCTCCTGTCTTAACAAAACTGGCATTAGCAGATGACCCAGAAGTAGCACTATTTGTAAGCACCATATTAGATGCCGTTCCTGAATTAGTAGCATTTATTACTACACCATTAGTTGTATTAATCAAATTAACCATATTACCACTTCCACCACCACTGCTTCTATCAATTCTTAAAATATCATCACTACCAGAATTTGAATAAGTTAAATCAACCATTCTTCCACCTGTCCCATTTGATTTTGTAAATGTTAAACCAGCATTTGCTCCAGTATTATTATGTGTGTATGATATACCTGTCCCTGATGATGATAATGAAGCTAGAAGCCCAGATCCAGAATTAGAAACAACAACACAATTGCCGGATCCTGATACTTTATTTACATTCAAACCATAACCCGCTCCTGTCTGTGTTAAAAGCATAGTGCCTGTAGATCCAGCATTAGCAATATTAACCCCTACCGCATTTGAATTATGATTAACATCAATTGATGATTGGCTTCCAGCAGTAAAATTATTAATATGATTAATTTGTAAAGGAATACCAGCCCCAGAATTAGCATTTTTAGTTATTAATATACCACCGGTAGCAGTTGATATTGTAGCATTTATAGCATTGCCTGTTCCGTTATTATCTATATTTATAGCGTGTCCCGTTGTTCCATTTTTTGTGATGTGAAGACCATCTCCAGTTCCTGAAGAATGTGTTAAACTGAAAGTATCCTGACTACCACCAGTATTTTGAACTATTCGCCCATTTTGTTCTAAAGTTCCAGCTATTAATACATCGCCCTTTGTTCCAGCCGTTGATAAAGCATAACCTGTTCCGTTATTTGTGATGAGAATAGCATCCCCCGATGTTCCCGCGGTTTTTGTCATTGATAAACCTGGCCCATTATTTTCTTTACTTAATTCTACCATAGTAAGACCTCCCGTTGTTGTATCTCTTATATATACCTGACTTTGATTAACTACTCCACTTCTAGAAGAAGTGAAATGTCTCTCACCGCCGGAACTCACTATTTCAAAAAGCGGGGCGTTAGGATCGTTATTACCATTAATTCTTATCCCCTTTGTTGTTCCTGAAGGTGAAACAGTAATAACATTACCTGTATTATTTGTAAAAGTTGCGGGGCTATTTGTGAAATCTATGCCGTGGATATCACTGAAAATTAATTTACCCGTTGTTGTGGGGGCTGATAATTGTAAGTCATTACCTGTAGGATTAGTAAATTGACCTACTACTGTAGGGCCAGCAACCAAAGAAAAGGGTAAAGTGCCTGTAGAGGCACCCGGGCCACCTGCTACTATATCAACATAATTTTTTGTCGCCAGATCACTATTAAGAACGGGTTCAACAGAATTTTTAACTTTGAATGTATTTTGTAAATCTAAATCAGCGGTCGCTGGATTTGATAATTTTGTTTTAGCTAGATTATTAACAGCAGTTCCAACATTAAAACTCATTTTTATATATATTAACCTACAAAAAAATTAATAAATATTTTTATTAATTTTAATCAGTCTTTTTAATGTAAAATGCTACAATATCATCATATGTAAAACCCGGATTCTCTTTTTTGAACCCTTTCATAAATTTAATATATTCACCTAGTTTTTTGTTGTGTTCGTTATATTGTAAAATTCTAAATACAACGTGTCTCCCACATGTATTAATATCAGAATCATTTACCTGAAATTTTAAACCGTTATATATTACTTTATTATTTGTTTCAGAAATATAATTATCTAATATATCTGATAAGTATGGTATAGAATTAGGGGAATGTTTAAGCTTATTAATAAAATAATCTATTGGTTTAGCATATGAATCAAAATATTCTATTGTTCCATCATCATATCTTAATAGACAAACCCAATGGCCGTTATTAGGTTGTGATTCAATTAATAATATTACATAGTTATTATTTTGAAAAATAGAACTAATATTCTTATTTTGTAAATCATTATATTTTAAAATATTAGCATCTGGTAAATATTCATCAATTACAAAATTACTTAATGGTTGTTCAGCTACTTCATCAGTAAATTCTAAAATAGCTTTTTTTAACATCTTTCTGGCATTCATATATAAATACGTTAGAAATGTTTCTTATATGATATTTTTTTTTTCTTAAATCCCGATCCTTTTAATAACGGATATTTTTCCAATAATTCATCCCTTTTTTGATTATATTGATTAATAAGATCGAATAACTCTTTAGCTGGCATTAAAGTTGTTGGTTCACCCACTTTGGTTCTCTTTTTTTGATAATTAGATAAATCTATCTGATTGGCTTTTTTTATTATTCTATCCTCTACACCTAAAGGATTTAATCTATAAATTAACACTTCTTTTCCTTTTTTCTTTTCGGCAGGTTCAGTTCTTTTATTTAAAGCAGCAGATAATTTAATCACATTCGAATTAATATTTGATATTATATTATTAATATCTCCTAAATCATCTGCTGAAATAAACAATGGTCGGAATTCAGGAACGGAGACTGGTTGCCCGTATTCGTCGTAATAGAGAGCATCGGCAGCAGCAGCGGAGGCAGCGGAGGCGGCAGCGGCAGCGGCAGCTGGTTTATCATCTTCATCATCGTAATATAGAGCATCAGTAGCAGCGGCGGCGGCGGCAGCAGCGGCTGGATCGACATAACGAGCATCCCGTTGATCATAGTATAAAGCGTCGATTGGTTCATCATCAGCTGGTTTATCATAAGCACTAAACATATCAGCAGCCTCACTTTTCATCTTATCTAGTTTTTTTTTAATTTTTTTATTTTTAGATTGTCTGTAAGCATCTTCTAAACGTTTTATCTCAGGTATAAAAGGGGCAGAAATCAGATCAGAATCATCAGCGGGAATAGCATCTTCTACTGGTTCCAAAGCTGGTAAATCTTCAGCATTAGCAATTTCCCCAATTTCTCTAGGTAAATTATACATACCTGTATCTTCTAAAAATTGATCCATTAATCCAGCAGAAGGAGAACGAGATACACGAATTCTACCAATATTATAGAGAGATCTATCAATTTCTAAAACATTTGTGGTTAAAAATTTATTAATTGATTTTACAATTGATACTATAATTTCATAAATTTTTGGTTCAATATTTGTCATACTACCTTCATACAAACTACCTACAAAATATCTTTGAAATAATTCACCTTCTCTGTCTTCATAAACTTCATCAATTTTATCAGCAACATCTAAATAATTACTCAAAATAGATTCTAAATTTGATAATTTATTTTTAATAAAAAGTTCAAAATTACCATCATGATCTAATTTATAATAATTATATCTTTCCACAAAATTTTTATATAGTGTAGTAATTTGATTGATAACACTTATATCGTTCATATTATATAATAAAGTTGTTGCTACTAGTGTCATTTTATCAATATAATTTATAATATCCATCTGATACCTATATTTAATTTCTGGTGATTGTTGTTGTTGTTTTGGTTGTCTATCTATTTTAGAAATAATTTTATTTGTTTTATTAGCTAGTTCCATCCTTAATTTATTTTGTATTTCCCTATCCAATAATCTCGTTTCGTTCTGTTTAACAATTTTATTTGTTGAATTCTTTTTTCTGTTCAACTTTGTTAAAATATTTCTTTTCATTATATATTATAAGATATATTTTATTTTATAATATTAATTTTAATAAAGATTGTTTTGTTTAACATATTTTGACGCTTCAATCATTGATAACCCTTTTTCTTTCATTATTTTTTTTACAACATTATGTCTGTTATTTTTTGCCTTAGAGGCACCTGAACCAACATTTCTTTCTAAAGGCATCATCCCACCTTTTACTTTTTTTGACATTCTCTTTTTGGGAGTTTTTTTTACTGTTTTTCTAGGTTTATATTCTAATACATCATTATAAATTTCTTCAACCGTTTCGCCTGATCCTTCCATTTCACAATCACAACCACCATCCATATATTGAACACCATTTCCAAAAATCTTCTTAGCACCCCAACTTACCGCTTCGGTAATCAACGGGGCAACAAATGGTAAAATAGCACTAATAAAACCACCTTTAAGTTTTTCATCATTTTCTAAGCGTGATTTAATGCGGTTTAACATTTCTCTTTCTAGTATTACTTTTTCTTTAGTGTTAGACATTTTAATATATATAATTACTAGAAAATAATTATATATTAAATTTTAATTAACGTTTTAATCTACGGGACATACCAGCAGATAAACCAGCAGCGGATAAACCAGCAGCACTCATACCTGATCCCATTGGATTACCAGCACCACTCATACCCGAACCGGAACCAGCACCAACAGCATCTAATGCTTTAACGGCGGTTCTAGCATATGGATGATTAACTTCAGATAAAACGGATTTAATTAGTCTGGGTAATTTTGGAGCTAGCCATTTGACCGCAGATTTAACATTTGACCACATTGAGCCACCAACCATTCGACCCCTCATTTCATAATCAAAGTATGGTTCCTGTTCTGATTTTGCTTTTGCTACATCAGAATAAGATAAACCACCAAACAAACGGTAAGAATTGAAATTTTCACTTACAAAGAAACCAGAATCAACGGCACAAACCACTAATTCATATTCATTTGGATTAATTAAAGCACCTGAATTATTAACAACAGTAGCACGAATTTGGAAGGTAAAAGAATTTGATACACCGGGGGCACTCATAGGATCATCAATAGCAATATCTTTAGCTAGTTTGAAATAACATAAGGCACCGGCAGAGGATACTCTAGTTATAGCGGAGGTAGCGGCATCAGCATTAATATTTTTAATGTTTCTAGTTCCATAGAAATCTTCCCAATCCATATTAACACCATTTTCTCTGGAAATTCTGTAGAAATCATTAGTGTTAGCGGTTGATAAAAGACCAACAGCTGTGTTGAATTGAACATTAACAGCAGTAATCGGTAAATAAACGGATGATGGTGTAAAAGCAGTTCTATTACCTACTAATCTACGAGCATACAAAAGGAGCCCATCTGGTAAATCTTTAAGAATCACGGCATTAGCATTAACTTCCTGAGAGGCACCGGCGGCAACTGATTGAGAGATTGATGTTGAGAATGTTGATAGTCGAGACATCGGTAAAACACATCTGGTTGGTATTTCCATTCCTGCGGGGGGTTGTAAATATGTTAAAATTACATCACACCTTCTCAAATCTACTAAAGTTTGTGAAGTTAAACCGGTAATCAATGTATTGGAACGGTCCCCTGCACCAAATGTTTGGAGCATTTTTAAAACTGGTGTTTGGGGGTTAAGTGTTCCTGTAAATTCCAATTTATTAACTGAATAAAGAGAAGTATTATCTGAATCCCCCCTAAATGAAAATGGAGACATCATGAGAGGTTCGCGTGTTCTAACTACAACATCAACGGTTGCTACTGTATCAGCATTAGCTGTTCCTGTAATATTTTCATATGAGACATTACAGAATGAAGCACGGCTTTTAAGATCACCAATTTGGAAATTTGGGTTTGAATTACCATTTAGAGCGTTCCTATCATTAGTGAAAGATTGATATAAATCACATCTATATGGAGAGGCACCAAAAGCACCGGCTAAACGTTCTGATGGAATCAATCTTAATTTTTCATTAAGTGTTTGATTAAGATTTTCACTAATTGGTTCATTGTTAATAGTCGCGGTTAAGTTTTGATGTAATTGTTGGAAAGGAAGGGGATCAACCAAAACATTAGCAAAAGCTGTGTTATTAGTGGCTGTAATGGTGGAATAACCAATATTGATGGGATCAGCACCACCTAAAACTATTGGTGTTCCGGCGGTTTTTGTAAAAGATAAGCGATAGACAAATTCAGTTTCTAAATAAATTTCACGCGAGATACGAGTGGTTTCCTGTGATGGAATATTTACAGAAGCATTCCATTGAGAGGTTGATTTAGATGAAGCGGGGATTCTTTGAATTGTGATATCACGACCGCTTTCCATCACACCATATTTAAAGCTTTCAGATACAGCTAGACGGCTGTCTCTAACCAGAATAGGTTCATATGAATTTCTAGACATAAAATTTTATATATAATAACTTATAAAATAATTTTTACTAAAATATTTTATATAGTTTTTTTTTATTTAATTGCTTACCTTCTTAAACCGCAACTTAATGCTGGCTGACGCCCCGGGATACAAAACAAATGGATGTAATTTATTAAATTTATCTTTCCAATATACATTGATATCTATAATATTAAGTGGCGTTGATCCGGTTAATTGAACCCATCGAAGCTCCGCAGTAGGAGCATATTGAATTATAGGCCTATATTCTAGGCCTGTTGAAAGAGCAACGGAGAAATCAGTAATTATCCTTTGTTGTATATTAGAAGCTAAAACATTATCTAGATAATTTGAAGATGTTGATATACTAGATGGTAATCCAACGAAGGTTCCAACCATAGGAATCCAGTTTGTAGTAAAAACGATGGAAGAGACCGGATTCCAGTTGGGAATAGGGGAATATTCGGTATATGACTGAATAGCGGTATATGTTGGTGAAATAATTAGGTTATTTGTTCCAGTATCACGAATTTTTAATAAATAATTTTTTGGGACATTTTGATGCCCGTAAAAATAAGCATCAAAAGAATTCAACAAACCAAAAAGAGGAGTATTTAAATATATTTTTATAGGATTAACCAAACTGGATTTATATCCCAAAATATCAGAATTTAAAATAAAATTACCATCTGTTGGATTTACCTCTAAAAAGGGCGGATTGGATGTGGGTAATGTCCCGCCTAATGAAACAACCAATGAATTTAAACCTGTTAGAGTGTCAGCAAAAGCTTTGTTTATACAGTCAGTAAATTGTTGAATGCTATAACAATACCAATATTTATTATCCATAAAATTTGGAATATCAGCGGGTGATGGAGTTGAAACTTCAAAATTTTGAGGTTGCCACATAACATTAGATGTAAATGATCTTTCAGAACCGCCATAATTAAAAGTAAATGTTGTTTTATAAATTGTTTTGTTAATATCTGTTTGACCCGTTTCAATTACCGGAATAAAGAAGGGCAAACTTTGAGATTCAATGTTGTATCTTAACGGAGCAACCTGAAATTTCCACGGTTCATTTAAATAAGGTGAGGGCCTAGTTTCATTCCACACCAATTGAGGGGCTATATTTAGACCGCTTAAATCCGTGTTAGTTATATTCAAATCATAATCAAAAATATCGGGATCCATTTTATTATATATTAATTTAGAAATTAAAAAAAATTATTTTATAAGTTAGTATATATATGGAAGCGTCTCTATTAGGATTAGGCCTTAATGTGGCAATGAAGGGAGTTAGTGTTTTACAAAAGTTATTTAAATCAGATTCATCAATTAGAAAAGCCTTATTAAAAGAGATTACAAAAAAACGTCAGGGATTAAATAAAAATTTACAGAATCATACAACATTACTAGTATTACCTACCGGATGTGGTAAAACATCATTAATGAAGCATTTAAGCACACAAACCAAAGATGGGGCAAATATTATGATTTTGGATTTGGATAGTGTTTTATCTCATGAATTCACAAATATGGAAGAAAAAAAAATTAACGACTCATATTTAAATGGATTAGGTGAAGCAGCTAAATTTAAAATTTACTCAAAGACAAAAGAGTTTTACAGTAAATTAAAGGAAGATTTCCCAAAGCATAGGATTGTGTTATTATCTTCTGATTTAGGTTTAGGTAAAATTTTAAATATTGAAGATGTTGTTATTGTCATCCCGTCAGATAGTTTATTAGAACAAATTTTATCAAATCCGGAATTATCACCGGAAAAAATAAAATTAATTAGACACCAATGGATTATGCTAGCTTCAAATGGGAACACTAGATTTAATGCTTATACATCATTTAAAGAATTAGAAACAATGGTTAAAAATTCATTTGGTCTTACCAATAAATTAACAGCATAAATTCGAACAGAACGAGAGTTTGTGAATTTAGACTAAAAACCATAAAATTATGAAATTTATATAAATATAGTAAAAAATACGTTTTTTTAAAAAACTCAAAAAACTTAAAACCTCAGAAACTTAGAAAACTTAAAACTTAAAATTAATATATTAATTTTCTATATATTATTAATATATAAAATTATGGAAACAGAAAAAAATTATTTAATATCTGATTATACAGTTGGTGATTTAAGGAAAATTGTATCATCTTTTTTAAATTCAAAAGTAGTTCCAAAAAAAATATCACGGTCAGCAGTTAATAAAGAATATGATATTAAAGTTTCAAAAGCAAATAAATCCCAATTAGTTAATTTCATACATAAACACAAAATAAAATTAACAATGAAGCCGACACCAAAAGAATTAAGGAAAAAATATGAAGTAATGACAGATAAAAAAAATATTATTGTTGAAAATAATGTAAAATATACATTCAATAAAGTTGATCAAAATGTTGATTTTGAAACTGATTGTATATTTAGAGGTAGAAAACAATTAATGGATCATCAGCGTGATTTTTCTAAGGGGTTCTTCGACTCAAATTACTCAGGTGCTATAGCAATCCACGGAGTTGGAACGGGTAAAACTCTTACCGCGGCGGTTGTGGCAAACTGTTATTTAGATAGATATCCTTCATCAAAAGTTGTGTTTGTAGCACCGGCCGGGTTGATCACCAATTTTCAGAAAGAATTATTTTATATATACTCAGAAAGCCTAGCAGAACCTAGTAAAATATACAATCCTTTAGAAGATAACCGCTATTATTTTTATAGCTATGAACGTTTTACTCGTCTAAAAAACCCGGAGGAATTTTGTAAAGATTCATTACTAATTATAGATGAAGCACATAATTTAAGAAGTGAAATTAAAATAAGTTATTCAAATAAAAAAAAAGATGAAGATGATGATGGAAAACCCAAAAAACCAACTATCAAAAATTTAAGAGGTTTAAAAATTCTCACATGTGGTTCATCATCTACTAAAATTTTATGTTTAACAGCTACACCTTTTATAAATTCATCTAATGATATAAATACATTGATGAATATAGCTTTTAAAAAGCCCTATGATAATAAAAGTGATTTTATGAATTTAGCTTCCAGTGTAGTGGTAGAAGATATATATGAAACAAAAACAACAAAAATTGGAAAATTTAACAAAGTAGAAAGAATTAAAATAGAAGAATCAAAAGAAGAAAAAGAAAAAAGATTAGAAAGTTCAATTAAATCATTTGCTTCATATTTTGACTATAAAATTTCAATTGTAGAAAATAAAGCACTAGCGGATAAATTTCCTGAATTAAGATTAAATTATGTATTTATTAATTTATCAGGTGATATTCTAAAAAAATATTCCGAAGAACAAAGTAAATTCAAAGTAGATCAATCCGAATATTTTTCTGAAAAAAAAAATTTAAAAAAGGGGGATCCCGATGATGATGAAGGATCTCAAAAAGCATTTTGGAATGCTGAACGACGATATTCTAATGAATTTTTAGACACACCTTATAAAATAGATTATATTTTAACAACTATTAAAAATTATAAACCGAATGTAGTAGATGGGAAAAAATATAAACCCAAATTTATTGTTTATTCAAATTTTTTGGAATACGGTAGCCAATTATTAGAAAAATTTATTAATAAAAAGAACAAAGAAAATCCAAATGATGCCATAGAATATGCTTTCATCAACAGCACCCAAACACGATCACAAAGAGACAACACTTTAAGCAGATTTAATAATAGAGAGGATAATTTAAGGTTAGTCTTTTTAAGTAAGGCCGGGGCGGAGGGCTTAAGCTTCTTAGAATGTAAAGGGGTTTTTATTTTAGAACCCAGCTTTAACTACTCAATAATTGAACAAATTATAGCCCGCGGTGTGCGTGTTAATTCACATATGAAATTGCCGGAAAATTTAAGATATGTTGAAGCATATTGTTTATTTTTATCTTCACCGAAAAAAACCGAGGTAATGCCTTTATATCTGAAATTTGGGGGTATTCCAGTCAAAAATATTATTGTTGTTAATTTAATTAAAAACAAAATGAAAGAATTGCCCCCAATTAATATTAAAAATCCTGATAAAAACACGATTGAAAGATTTAAATTAAATACACCGCCAGAAAAAGATGTATCTACTGATAATGCTGAAAAAAATGATTTCTTTAATTTTGTAAATTTCAGTGGATCTCAAAGATATGACTTATTTGAATATGCTTTTATTAATGAAAATGAAAAAAAAGCAATAATTATTCAGAGAATTTTTGAAGCTAAAAAAGAAATTAAAACTAATAAAGAAATTATTAAAAATTCAGAAGACCTGTTAAAAAGTAGCGATGTAAGTATTGGTAATAAAGAAATTGTCCAAAAAAATTTAAACAGAGCAATAAAACAAAATGAAAAATTAACTTTTTTCATTAATGACGCTGATAGAGAATTTAAAGACGATCCAATTTATATTAATGCCCTTAAAAATTCAAAGTCATTAGAGGACGCTTTATTTGATTTTACAACTGAGCCTGTTGATTTATTATTATTGAAAATGTCATGTTATAAACAGCATTCTATCAACGCATTTTTTAAAATTTTGAAAATGGATAGAATTAAAAAAGTTGAAAATTTTAGAAATCAATCAGTTGAAGAATTTGACAGAAAACTAGCCGAATATTATGAAAAAAATAATAAGGTTATGCCTTATAAGGAACAGATTCAATTAAGAAAAGAAATTTTCAAAAATTCCGCTATTAATGATATTAACGATATCAATAAAAAAATGTTCCCTAAACTAGTTGAAAAATTAAATAATATGATCAAAGAATATAAAATTTTATTAAAAAGCGGGGATTTAGATAATCTTAATAAGTATCTAAAAGAAAATGAAATTTTTGATAAAGAGACAACAAAATTAGCCAATTTCTTCCCAACCCATCCGGGGTTAGTTCAAAAATTAATAACATTATCAAAATTAGAGTTGGATAAGAAGAAAGACGTCATATGCTTAGAACCAACTGCTGGTTATGGAAATATCCCTTCAATTATTTATGATGAAATTGATAATAAAAATATATCATTTGATCTCGTTGAAAAATTAGAGGCTAATAGAAAAATTTTAACAGATATTTTAGTTAAAAATAATAAAATGATTATTTTAAAACCACAAAACGACTTCTTTAAATACCCAAATGATCAACTATATGACTATGTATTTATGAATCCACCCTTTAATATTTCATATGAAATGGAACCCGGTCAAACCATTGAATTTTTAAAAAATAATAATATTACTTATAGTGATGTTAAAAACCCTAATAAAACAATTACAATTAAAGACTATCATTTTGTTATGAGAGCCTATGAATATTTTTGTAAGCCAGGTGGAAAGGTATGTGCTATTTTAGGGCGATCATGGTTATCTAATAAAAGCGGTGAATATTTTAAAAAATGGCTAGAAGATAAAACAATTGATTATTACCTAGTTAAAAGCGGTGAATTTTCTAGTAGAAAAACAGAAGAAGGTGTTCTTAACCAAAATCTAGCAACAGCGGTTCCAACTATTATTTTAATTTTATATAAACCAGAAAACGAAAATGAAAAATTCAAAACAGTTGATATCTCAAAAATTAAAGTATCAGATGACGAAAGTAAAAAGAAAATTATTAATTATGAATTTGATATTAATATACCGGAAATTGAAAATTATTATAAAAAATTAAAATTCATTATTGATTCAACTTTACTTAATGATAATGACAGGCTTAAAATTATACAAATTTCAGAAATCATTAAAGATATTAAAAAAGAAAATAATGACCCACAAATTAGAAAAGACTTTGATACATTAGTTAATAAAATAAGTAGGTTTGAAGTAAGAAGACAATTAACTGATGACAACATCTTTAAATATGTTAATTTCAAAAATGATGAAAAACAACAATTAAAAAAAAATGAACCTAATGAATCCTTACCGGGGGTTAGAAGAAAAAAAGAATCAATTGAACTATAATAATTATAAATTTTATTAAAATCTATAATACTTATATGAATGACGATGTTAAAAAATTTTTAAAAGATCTAAATATTAACCCTAACACATATTTAAAAAATGTTAGAAAAAATGCCCATCTCCTCAATATCAAACCTTCTTATATTTTTTTCTCTGATCTTAAACCGTATAAATTAATGTATTATGATGGACAAAATAAATTATATTTTGGAAGGGTTCCTTATCATGATGTTATTATATATAGATTATTAGGTGATCCAAAAGCAGAAACTCATAAAATAAATTACCATAAAAGAATGTTTAAAGATGTTGATTTTGACGATAATATTATAACACCAAAAAAATTAACATTGTTGAATTGGATTTAATTCTAAACTTTTATCATCATTCTCATTATAAATAAAAAACTTACAATAATAAACATCGCCGTCATATTCCCTTTTTTCTAAATAGGATTTCTCAAATGATTTAATAGAATTATAATTTTCTTCTGGAACCAATAAAAGAGACATTTCCATATCTTCATTTTTTAATTTATAATATAACTCGGTAAAATCATTATCACATCCACAATTTAATAATATTATAAATTTAAATCTATAATCGTGTTCTTCTTCGTGTCTTATTAATAATTCTGATGTTAAAAATCTATGGAAAAGAGTAATGTCATTTTTTTTAACTGGAATACAATATTCTTCTAATTTCATTATTATTAAACAGAAAAAAAATTTAATAATAATCTAAAATAAAATCTAAATTATTTTATATATAAAATTTTATGTTTGCTATGGATGAAATTATATTAAAAAATAAAGCAGATTCATATTATATTAAAAAATGTGATAACAAATATATTATCAAAACTAGATTATCACACAAACTAAGAATTTTAAATAATAAATTCAATAAACTAAAAAAACAATATAATAACCTTAATTCTGATTACTATATCTTATTATCAGAGATTGATGATAGAATTATTTCTAAGATGAAGAACGAATTTGTTGATGATATGGAACCAATCATAGAAAATAAAATTAGTGATCATATTAGTTCAGTATGTGATCGGATGGATAGACTCCTAAAACAAATAATTTTATTAAGATCATCTGGATAAAAAATAATCTAGTAAATAATAATCTAGAAATAATATAAAAATAATCTAAAAATAATATAAAATGAATAATCTAAAAAATATATTATAATAATCTAGTAAAAATAACGTTATTTTTACTAGATTTATCACATTAATAATATAAAAATAATCTAAAAATAATATAAAAATAATCTATTTTAGTTTTTTAATAATTAGTTTAAAATATATTTTATTTTCTATTATTATATAATGGACAGATGTATTAACGACGATGTAGAGAGTGGAATTAATCGGGAAATAGTTTTATTTAATCATATTAAAAAATATTTTGAAGAGACCGCCAAAAATAAAGATACTAATATAAAGAGATCTAATAATAAATTTTCAGAGTTTGATTTCTATGGTGATTATTATAAATATGAACTTAAAAGCCGGAATTATTCTTCTGATGGATTTTTTAATAAAGATATAGATACATCAGATAAGGTAATGATGAATAAAAGTAAAATAGATTTATGTAATCCCGGTGATGTTTTTATATTTGAATTTAAGGACCTTATAGCCTATATTAGATTTAATAAAAATAAGTTTGATAATTATGTATGTAAAAATATTATATCCAGATATCGTTCTTATCACAACGATAAACCACACGATTATATATATATACCAATATCTGAACTGATGATAATGAAAAATAAAGAAAGTGCCGGTCATGTTGGTATAACAGTAAGAAAATGGAGAGAAATAAAACAGAACAAATAAATTGTAAAATAATTAATTTAATTATTTTATAGCTTTATTTTTATACTTCAATTGAGTCATCATTTAATTTAATATAATCTTTTTGAGTTTCTAAAGAGTGCCCCATTGCTTTAGCATCCTTAATTTGTTCATTTGTTAAATCTTTATATTTATTGCTTAAATAGATATGTCTTAACATAGATGAGCCCACTTTTTTATCAAATATATTATTTAAAATTCTAGTGATTGAATTATTTGAGTTGTTTAATGGTGTTCCATCGTGATAAACTAAAAAAAACCTATCATTTTTTTTACCTTCAATAGGATAATATTTAAGATACATATTAATATTTTGTAGTAATTCTTCAGGGATTGTAAAAGATTGAGAACCATATCTTTTTGATGTTTTATAATTGTTAAATACAAATTCCGGGTCATTATCTAATATTATATAATTTTTATC